AATCAGAACTTTGATTTTGGTGAAAGTCAAGACCAACTTCAAGATTGGAAAATTTTAAATAATTACGATAGAATTATGCAAGTTAAAGAAGAGCAAATTGTTCAACTGAAAACTTTTGATGATAAAATTTTAAAATATTTACCTCGTCCACGTATATTGCCATGGGAATCTGAAGGCATAACCGCGATAGTTATGAATCATAGAGGTATTTGCTATGACCCTAAGAACGAAGGAATTGTAATCCCTCATTATAATATTGATGGAGAATTAATAGGAATAAGAGAGCGAACTTTAATTAAAGAAAATGAAAAATATGGAAAGTATATTCCAGCAAAATTAAATGGACAAATGTATAATCANNTCGCCCTAGTCTACCTTTCCTAGTGACTGCTAGGGGTATATTCATACCAAAACAATGTTGAATATGCTAACGGGGAAGTCTAAATTTATTTTATATAAACAAGATGATCCCGTGGGAAAATTTGTTTAAACAATAGAGCTTTTTTCATTTATATTAAGATGAAAAAAGGAGGTCATTGTATAATGACAAATAATTTAATATATGCTTATAGAAAGAAAAGTAATAATAAAGTAGTATATGTAGGGCAAACTACTAATTTAGATTATCGACATAAACAACATATTCAATATGACCCTTTTAATGTAAATAATTCAGAATATAATTATCCATTAAGTAGAGGAATAAGAAAATATGGTGAACAAGAATATGAGCTTATAATTTTAGAAGATAATCTATTACAGGAACAATTAAATGAACGTGAAAAATACTGGATTTCTTATTATGATACTTATTTTAATGGATATAATCAAACTATAGGAGGTTCTAATCCAACTAAACCTATATTTACTGAAGAAAAAATAAATATAGTAATTGAAATGTTAAAAGATGAAAGTTATTCTTATAAAGATATTATGGAAAAAACTGGAATTTCAATGACACATATTTATAATATAAATACAGGAAAGAGAAGAAAAAAAGATAATCTTGTGTATCCAATTAGACAATCTAATACAAAAGGAACTAAAGGTTTAAAATTTAGTCCTGAAGAATGTGAAGAAATTCATCAAGCTATATTAAAAAATGATAAAACATTTAAACAACTTGGGAAATTTTTTAATTGTTCAAGTTCTACTATTTCAGATATAAACGCTGGAAGAACAAAATCTTATAGATTAGAAGGATATTCATATCCATTAAGAAAAAATTCTATTTCTACAAGCAAAAAACTTTATTGGCAAAACAAATAAACCTGTATCGACTATTCCGTTAAAGGAAGTACATTTACTATTAGTACGTAAATGGAAAAGGTAGCTATTTTATTTCATAAAATAGGAAAAGATAGTCAGTACCATTAGAAATAATGGATAAATATGGAGAAATCTACTTTATTATATGCAAGTTATTTTGGAGAAGAAAATGACATAAGCGTTGCGGTGTGCGGAAGTTCATTAATTACATATCAAGTTAAATTGCTTTTGTCTCTTGGGGTTGAAGAAATTATTATAGCTTTTGACAAACAGTTTCAAGAGATAGGTGATGATGAGTGGAAAAGATGGACTAAAAAACTTACAGATATTCATACTAAATATGGTGCATATGCTCAAATTTCTTATATGTTTGATAAAAATAATTTATTAGATTATAAAATGAGTCCGATAGATAAAGGTAAAGATATATTTTTAAAATTATTTAAAGAAAGGGTTTATATATAAAATGAAATATCAATTAATAAAACCTGTAAATTCAGACTATTCTGCTTTACAACAGGTACTTACAAATAGAGGTATTAATATTAATGATATAGAGCATTATATTAATACTACAGATGATGACATTTGTTCTCCTTTAGAACTAGGGGAACAAAACTTAAAAGCTGCGGCAACTGCCCTTATTCAAACTATTCAAAATGACTGGAAAGCTATTGTTATTATAGATAGTGATTGTGATGGTTTTACATCTTCCGCTCTTTTAATTAATTATTTATATGATTTATTTCCATCTTGGGTTGAAAATAAATTAACTTGGTTTATGCATGATGGTAAACAACATGGATTAAGTGATTTTACTCAGATGTGGGAAGATTTAGCTTTAATTATCATTCCCGATGCTGGTTCTAATGATTATGTTTATCATCAAGATATAGCAAAAGAAGGAGTTAATATTATAATTTTAGACCACCATGAGGCACCATATGAATCTGAAGATGCTATTGTTATTAATAATCAATTAAGTGATTATCCTAATAAACAATTATCTGGTGTAGGCGTTACTTGGCAATTTTGTAAATATTTAGATAGTTTATTAAATAATAATTATGCAGATGAATATTTAGATTTAGTTGCTCTTGGTAATACTGCTGATATGATGTCTCTTACTTCATTAGAAACTAAACATCTTATTAATAAAGGTTTTGAACCAAAAAATATTCATAATCCTTTTATTTATAATATGTGGCAAAAAAACCAATTTAAATTAGGTTCTCATATTACTTCATGGGGTGCTGCATTTTATATTGCTCCTTTTGTTAATGCAATGGTAAGAAGTGGAAGTCAAGAAGAAAAACAACTTTTATTTGAATCAATGCTTAAATTTAAAGCATTTGAAATGATACCTTCAAATAAAAGAGGGCATAAACTTGGAGAGCAAGAACAAAGAGTTGAACAAGCAATTAGAACTTGCACTAATGTAAAAAATAGACAAACTCGTGCTCAAGATGCAGGAATGGAATTTCTTGAAAATATGATAAAAGACCAAAATCTTTTAGAAAATAAAGTGCTTTTATTTTTACTTAATCCTGGTCAAATTGACCGAAATATCGCTGGATTAATAGCAAATAAATTTATGGCAAAATATCAAAGACCTTGCTGCATTCTTACAAAAGTGGAAACTATAGTAGAAGAGTCTGCGGATGGCACAGATAGATTTACACCCCATGTAGAAATTTCTTATCAAGGTTCAGCCCGTGGTTGTGATAAAGTTGGAGTTACTGAATTTAAAGATATTTGCGATGAAACTCAGGTTGTTATGTTTACTGCAGGACATCAAGGTGCATTTGGTTTAGGTTTAAAAGAAGAAGATATTGAAATTTTTCTTGCTAAAACTAATGAAATACTAAAAGATATGAGTGAAGAACCTTTATATTATGTTGATTATATATATAAAGGAGATAAAGTTAATCCTCAAAATATTTTAGATATAGCTCAAATGGATAGTTATTGGGGTAAAGATATAGATGAATCTTTAATTGCTATTGAAGAATTAAAAGTAACTAAAGATATGGTAACTTTAATGAGTCCTGATAAGACTCCTACTTTAAAAATAGTTTTACCAAATAAAGTATCTTTAATTAAATTTGGTTCTAGTCAAGAAGAATATGAAAAGTTTTTATCTAATGGATATATAACTGTTAATATTGTTGGAAAATGTAATGTTAATGTTTGGAATGGGTGGACTAATGCTCAAATTATGATTGAGGATTATGAAATTACTGGACAGAATAAATATTTCTTTTAACGCTTGGGCAGAAATGGGTCGTGTCTGAAAATTAAAAATGCTTTTGGAATTTTTCAATTCGATTTTTATAATAAAATATGTTATAATAAAAATAAAGAGGTGAAAAATATGAAGGTATTTGCAATTGAAAGACTCGACCATTATTCTTGGTGTGAAAATTATAAAGCTGTAGTGGTAGAAAAAGATGCTTTATGTGCGGAAAGAAAAGCAAGATGTGAAATTTGTGGATTTGAAAAACCACGATTAAAAGTAACTGAAATCAACCTAGAAGAAGCATCTATTTTAAGTATAGAGAATACAGGAGCATAGATATGTTTAAAGGAAAAGAAAATGCAATTACTGCGGAGCATTTAAGACAAGGAGAAGAATGTATAGTTGTAGGTTTTGGTCAATCTATGACTCCGATATTAAAATCTGGTCAACCTGTTAAAGTTGCTCCAATTACAGAAAATACAATTTTACAGAAAAATGATATTGTATTTTGTAAAGTTGCAGGACATTTTTATTTACATAAAATATCTGCAATTAAAAATAATAATACTTATCAAATATCAAATAATCATGGACATATAAATGGATGGATTAGTAAAAATCAAATATATGGAAAGGTAATTGAAATATTATGATATTAACAAATAAACAAGAGGAAGGTCTAAAGATTATTTTAGATAGACATAAAAGAAATGAAAAATATACTGTTGTTGCAGGATACGCAGGAACTGGAAAATCTACTTTGGTTAAATTTGCAATAGAGGCTTTAAATGTGGAATCAAGTAAAGTTGCATATGCTACATATACGGGTAAAGCTGCAGAGGTACTACGTAAAAAAGGTAATCCTGGAGCTTGCACTTTGCATAAATTATTATATGACCACTTTCCAATGCCTGGCGGTGGATTTTATAGAAAACCAAAAACAGAATTAGATGTAACTATAGTTGTAGTAGATGAAGTTTCTATGGTGCCTAAACCAATGATAGATTTACTACTTAAACATAAAATATATGTTATATTTTTGGGTGACCCATTTCAGTTGCCTCAAATAGATAAAGATACAGAAAATCATTTGCTTGATAAGCCACATATTTTTTTGGATGAAATTATGCGACAAGCAGCTGAATCTGAAATTATTCAGCTTACTATGAAAATTCGTAATGGAGAATCTTTAGATTTATTTAAAGGTAATGAAGTTCAAATTTTTAAAAAGAATGAATTTAACACTGGTATGATGACTTGGGCAGACCAAATTATTGTAGCTACAAATGCAACCCGCCAATCTATTAATCAACAAATGAGAGATATATTAGGTTATAGCGGACTTCCGCAACATGGAGAAAGAATGATTTGTCTTAGAAATTATTGGGATGACTGTAATGATGCAGGAGATGCACTTGTGAATGGAACAACTGGAATTATAGAAAATCCTTTTGAATCTTTTAGACGCATTCCCGCATATATTAAAAATGATAGACGAGATTTACCTACTATTGTAGGAAATTTTATTCCAGATGGAGGAATAGAATTTCATTCTATTGAAATGGATAAAGAAATGATTATGACAGGGGAAAAGTGTATAGATTGGAGAGTAGCCTATCAATTAGGTAAGTTAAAACCAAAAATTGGAGACATTGTTCCTAAAGAATTTGCTTTTGCATATGCAATTACCTGTCATAAAGCTCAAGGTTCAGAATGGGAAAAAGTTTTAGTTGTGGAAGAAGGTTTTCCTTTTGCAAAAGAAGAACACGCTCGATGGTTATATACAGCTTGTACTCGTGCATCTGAAAAATTAGTTTTATTGAGGTAAAATATGAAAGTTAATAAGAGCTTAAAAGATAAAAGAAAAAAAGAGATAGAAAAAATTTATAATGCAGTTTTAGAAAATGAAGAAGATAGAAAGGAAAGAATATATAAAATAGTAAAAAAGATTACTGAAAAAAATAAAAATAAATTAAAAGATGATATTATAAATCTTATATTTAATCTTTTAGAAGATGAACTTTCTATTGTTTTAAAAGAAATTAAAAAATATTTTTCTAAATATTATAAAGATAATGAATTGCTTTTAGATGATTTATTATATAATAGAGATGGTTTAACCTTACAGCAACGTATTCAATATCATTTAGATGATTTTAAAGATGGAGATACTCTAATATTATTTACTGCTTTATGCTTAATTCTTGATACAGAAACTTATCAAATTATAGGTCAAACTTTAATTAAAAAAATTGATTTTGAATATATAGAAATAATTGGTGGAGAAGGAGAGAAATGCGATTGCGGACTTTATTGTGATGGAGAAGCGCATTCAATAAGTGAAAACTATCCTGAACCACCTTATCATCCTAACTGTCAATGTCAAGTTCTTATTTACTTGGCGTATGAAATAGAAGAATTAATTTGATTTTTATATAAAAATGTGATATAATATTTATATAATAAAGAAAAAAGAGGTTAAAATAGTGGATAGATTTGAAATTCATTCTCATACTCATTATAGCAACATAAGACAAAAGTTTTTAATAATGTGTGTGTAAATTTAATATATAATATCAAAGAAAAGGAGATATTGTATATGCAAATGATAGATTTAACAAATCAAAAATTTGGAAAAATTCTTGTTTTAGAAAGAGATTATTCAAAAACAAATGGAACATATTGGAAATGTAAATGTGATTGTGGAAAAGAAATAGTTGTAAGAAAAGATCAATTAACAAGAGCCAAATATCCAAAGCGTAGTTGTGGTTGTGACCAAAAAGAAAAAGCTAGTCAAACTCATTTAAAAGATGAAACAGGAAATTCTTATGGTTACCTTACGGTTCTTTATAGAACAGAAGATTTACGAAAAGGAGAGGCTCGATGGCATTGTAAGTGCAATTGTGGAAAAGAAACAGATGTTGCTGGTATTCATTTACGCAATGGCAGTGTTCAATCCTGTGGCTGTAAAAAATATGAAAGTAAAAATAAAATTGATGAAATAGGAAATCAATATGGTAGATTAACAGTTATTTCTCAAGCAGATAAAACTGATGGAACTCATGTTTTTTGGAATTGTAAATGCCAATGTGGAAGTGAATGTATAGTCTCTGGTTCTAATTTAAGATTAGGAATAACTCAATCATGTGGATGTTTATCTTCTAAAGGAGAAGAGCAAATTGCAAAAATATTGATAGAAAATCAAATTCTTTTTAAAAAAGAATTTACATTTTCAGATTTAAAAGGGGTAAATAATGGATTATTAAGATTTGATTTTGCTATTTTTAAAGAAGATGGAACTATATCTCATTTACTTGAATATGATGGAGTTCAACATTTTATGCAAGTAAATTATTTTGATAATAGACAATCTTTTGAAGATAGACAGAAAAATGATGAAATAAAAAATAATTATTGTAAAGAACATAATATTATTTTAAAAAGAATAAAATATAATGAAGATATAACATTAGAAAAAATAATGTTATAAAGGAAAGGAAGTGATTTTTAATAATGAGTTTAAGTAGATTTGAAGTCCATTCACATACTCATTATTCTTAGTCTAATATAAGATTATTAGATTGCATCAACAAACCAAAAGATTTAATTCAAAAAGCAATAGAGCTTGGATTAAAAGGAATATGTATTACAGACCATGAGTGTTTAAGTTCATCAATAGAAGTAAATATGTTTGCTCAAGAAATACTAAAAGAAAATCCTAATTTTAAAATAGGGCTAGGGAATGAAATATACCTTGTTGATGAAAGAGAAAATGGTATTGAATATTATCACTTCATTTTTATCTCAAAAGATGCGACAGGTTATCGCCAGATGCGAGAGCTGTCTTCTTTGGCGTGGATGAATAGTTATTTCGATAGAGGTATGGAAAGAGTGCCAACTCTTAAAAGAGAAGTAGAAGAAATTATTGGAAAAAATCCTGGTCATATTATTGCGACAACAGCATGTTTAGGTGGAGAGTTATCAAAAAATGTTCTTGCGATGGAAAATGCAAGAAAGATTGGTGGCAATAGAACAGCAGAAGAGTGCAAGAATAAGATTATCAATTTTGTACTTTGGTGTAAAAATATTTTCGGTGAAGATTTTTATTTTGAAGTAGCACCTGCCGCAAACCGTGACCAGATTATTGTAAATAAAAAGATTGCTGAGTTATCAAAAGTATTTGATGTAAAAATGGTAATTGGTTGTGATGCACATTACCTTACAAAAGAAGATAGATTTGTTCATAAGTCATATCTTAACTCAAAAGGCGGAGAGCGTGAGGTTGATGCATTCTATGAGTATTCATATCTTCAGACAGAAGCAGAGATAATTGAGAATTTAACTCCATCAATTGTAGATTTATATGAAGAAATGTGTGAAAATAGTATGGAGATTTGGAATAAGATTGAAAATTATTCTTTACTTCATTCTCAGCAGATACCTAAGGTAGATGTTAAAGATTATCCAAAAGATAATAGTCATTTAGGTCATCCGATTCTTGAACAGATGCTGCGTTCAGATTATAAGGTAGAAAGATATTGGGTTAATGAATGTCTTTCAAAACTTAAAGAATTAGATAAATTTAATGACGAATATCTTGATAGACTTGAATATGAAGCAGATATTAAGTATACAATAGGTAAAGCACTTGACACAAATATGTTTGCATATCCAGTTACACTTCAGCATTATGTAGATTTGTTCTGGGAATGCGGCAGTATGGTAGGTGCGGGTCGTGGTTCTAGTTGTAGTGGTTTAAATCATTATTTATTAGGTATAACTCAACTTGACCCAATTCAATGGAACCTGCCTTTCTGGAGATTAGAACTTTAAGAAATAGTCTCCCTATATAGTGATATATAGTATAAAAAATTTCGTGAACTCTGATGCTCAGAGGTGTGTAAAGAACGATTAGTTTAAGTAGGAAATGACTTATTAATCTTTATGCTAACAGGGAAACCTTAGCAAGTAAAGTTGAAGGTAATCCAGTGCCAAGCCCGCAAGGGAAGGTGTAACGACTATCCGAAAGGAGTAGGGCGGAAGATGAGCAACCGTCCGAAGTGCGAAAATCTTTAAATATTTTCTACCACTTTGGTCAGAATGGTAGAAATCAGCAGAAATTTATTGGATAGACTTTTATAATAGTTTTGTAAAAGGATATAGTGAAACATTTGGTGGACAAAAATATCACAAGATATTGCCAAATAAAGAAATTATTGAAGATTATTACAAAACAAGAAGTGCTAGAAAGACAGCTTTAAATTTTGGAATTGACCATTCAACGGTTGATGATATATTAAATCAAAATAATATTCCAAGATTTACTTTTAGACAGGCGGCGGGTCAAAGAGTTAAAATATCTAAAGAAAATTTTGAAAAAGAGTTTGATTCAGTTAAGGATTGTGCCGAATGGTTTGTAGAAAATCAAATTTGTAAAACAACTAAAGTTGAAAGCGCTCGAACAGGATTAAAGAATGCAAGAGCAACAAATGGTTTCTACTATGGTTATTTGATAGAAAATATTTAAAGAATAAGATATAGTCTGTGCCATCAGAAATGGTGGATAACACGATTTGAATAAAGAGCGTGTTGAATTAGGTGATATTGACTTAGATTTATGTCCATCTAAAAGACCTTTAATTATTAAAAGAATTAAAGAAGAAAGAGGTCAAAATTTTAATTCAAATATAGATGAATTATCAAGAAAAAATCTTGGTTGTACTTTAATTGCTACATTTGGAACAGAAGGAACTCGTTCAACTATTTTAACGGCTTGCCGCGGATATAGAAGTGTAGATTTTCCAGATGGTATTGACGTAGATACAGCACAGTATATGTCATCTTTAATTCCAAGTGAACGTGGATTTTTATGGCCGCTTACTGATGTTATTAATGGAAATTCTGATAAAGATAGAAAACCTATCAAAGCATTTATAAATGAGGTAAATCAATATCCTGGTTTATTAGATATCATGGTCGCCATTGAAGGANNAATCTTATTTGACGAAGACCCATATGAATTTGGTTGTTTTATGAGAACTCCAAAAGGAGAAGTTATTACTCAATATGATTTACATATGTGTGAAGCCGCGGGTATGACTAAATATGATTTCTTAGTAACTGAAGTCCAAGATAAATTGGCAGAAACAATTAAACTTCTTCAAAAATATAATGAAATTGATAGTTCATTAACATTAAAAGAAGTTTATGATAAATATTTTCATCCTTCTATTCTTCCTATTGAAGATGAAAATATATGGAAGGTATTACAAGAAAATAGTGTATTAAATATATTCCAGTTTGACTCTGAAGTTGGCGGGCAGGCAGCTAAAAAGATTAAACCATCTAGCATATTAGAAATGGCAGATGCAAATGGGTCGACATTGGCCCTTACATATCTTACCGTTTATCAGCGGGGTCGCATAATTGCGGCTAACGGGGAAACCTAAACTTTTATAGCATGGTAATCCCGTGGGAAATAAATATATAAAATTTGGACAATGGCGTATAATTTATCAGCTATCTTTTTCAAATAATAATGAAGGAGGTAGTAGATATGATTCATTATATTTACTGTTATACAAATAAAATAAATAATAAGCAATATATAGGGCAAACTAATAATCTTGAAAATAGAAAAAAACAACATACTCAAGATACTATTCATCAACACAAAGGACATGAGGATGCTTATAAACAGCCTATTCATTGTGCTATGAGAAAATATGGGATAGATAACTTTGAAATTAACATTCTTGAAATAATTAATACAGATGATTGGAATGAAGTTAATAATTTAGAGTCTAAATATATTAAAAAATATAATACCTTAGCTCCAAACGGATATAATCTTCAAGCTCAAGGATGTGCTAATTCGGGAAAAAATAAAAGTAAGCTTTCTCAAGATATAATAAATAATATTATTCAAGATTTAAAAAATAAAAAGCCTATTATAGAAATTGCTGAAAAATATGAAATCTCTCGTTCCTATGTTTCAGATATAAATAATGGAAGATGTTTAAGACAACAAAATGAAATATATCCATTACAACAAAATAGAATTACTAATGAAGAATATTTAGATATTATAGATATGATAAAAAATACTAAATATTCATTAAGAGAGATAGCTAGATATTTTAATCGTGATAGAGACACTATTAGAAAAATAAATAATGGTACTACTAAAATTGTCCAAAATCTTTATAAAGGTAACTTCCCTATTAGAGAAGAACCTCGTAAAGGATATATATTGAAACCTGTAGAGACTATCCCGAGTTAGATTGGGAGTAGGGTTATTATTGATACATAACTCGAAATGGTGTGCTTATATTTATATAAGTAAAAGATAGTCCAGACCACAAACATTACATAATGGCTATGAAAATAGTAGTGGTAAGTAATGAGACTTATGACTGCAGAAAAGGGTCAAGAATCTCCAATGGAAAAATATGTTCGTTTTAAAAATAATATTTCTCTTTGGTATAAAGAAATGGATAAAGCTGGATTGACAAAAGATGAGCAGGAAGTTTT